ATTTGTTGACGAAAACTTCAAGTAACACCCTTAATAGTGGGGGTTGGACGGAGAAAATGATAGAATGGAAATTAAATTACCAAGTGTAAAAGAACCAGCATCTAGAATAAATCCTAAAACAGTAATTATATTTAGTCAGCCTAAGATGGGAAAAACCACAATAGTAGCAGGATTAGATAATTGCTTGATTATAGATTTAGAAAAAGGTACTGATTTTGTAAATGCTTTAAAATATGATGTAGTTAGGACAGCGGGATCTGAAGGAAAATTACCAATCGTAATATTAAAGCAGCTAATAGAAACAATTAAAACAGCTAATGAGGCTAAAAAAGGTTATGTGTATAATTTCATAGCCATTGACACAGTTACAGCATTAGAAGATATTGTTTTACCATTAGCAAATAAAATGTATAGAGATACCTCTATAGGACGTAATTGGGTAGGAGAAGATGTAACTTCCCTTCCAAATGGTGCTGGGTATCGCTATACAAGAGAGGCGCTTAAAATGGTACTAAATGAATTAGAAAGTATTTGCGATACTCTAATTATATTAGGACATACTAAAGATAAGTTAGTAGAGAAAGAAGGCAAAGAAATGAACGAACGAGGCTTAGACCTAACAGGCAAAATGGCTGGAATACTATGTTCAAAAGTAGATGCTATAGGTTATCTTTATCGCCATGATAATGAGACGATTATTAATTTTCAATCTTCTGAAAGTTTAATATGTGGAGCACGTAGTGAACATTTAAAAGGTAAAGAAATTGTAGTTGCAAAATCCGATGAGACAGGAAAAATTGAAATAGATTGGTCTCAAATATTTATTAATAATTAAAATTTTAAAACGAAAGAAAGATTATGTTTGATTTGAATGAAAAGAAATTTGGAGGAACCGTTATTTTTAATAATGGACAAGCTGGAGTAGCTAAAGGTGTAGAAATTTCTGTGGAGAGAAGGCAAGCGGATGAGCCAGAAACATATCCTAATTATAAATTAGTGGTATCTGATGGTGTATCAAAAGTAAATCAAGGATTTTATTATCCTAAATCTGACCCTAATAAAAGTGAAGAACAAAATGACCAAGCTGCAGTTAGAGAAGTTGGTAGAGTAATGCACATAGCTAGAGCTGTAATGGGTGCTAACTATACATTCCCTAATGTATCTAGTGCAAAAGAAGCATTTGATGTATTATTTAATTTAATACGTGAAAATGCAGGTGGTAAAACATTTAATGTATTTACTACTTATGGAACTGTTGGATATCCAGATAAATATCTTAAATTAAGATATTTTAATTTTATTGAACCAAGTGATGTTGCAATTAGTAGATTAAAAGCTACCCCTGCAGATTTAATGGAGAGATTAGAACAAGATGCACCAGCTTCAGGTTCTTCATTGGATACACCAGTAACCCCTAAAGTAGAGAAATGGTCATAATTCAATAATTAATAGGAGGGGGAAACCCCTCCTTTTTATACCTTAAAAATTATGATGAATTTAAATAAAAAGTTAATAACAAAACAAGATGTTTTAAATGAAACTACAGATGTAGATATCTATAGATTTTATGTAGGAGGAAATATAAACTTTGCCCATAAAATTATATCACCATTAAGAAAAGATGATGTTAGACCATCATTAGGATTCTTTAAAGGAGATAGTGGAGAAATATGTTTTAATGATTTTGTATTAGGTGGTGGAGATTGTATAAAATTTGTACAACTTCTTAGAGGATTGGATTTCTTTGAGGCATTAAGCTTAATAGCAATTGATTTTGGGTTTTCTGATAAATATATTGTTAAAAAAGTTAAAAAGAGTGATATAGATTATGATTCTTCAAAATATGAAAGTAGAGACAAAATTATTAGTAAAATAATTGGCTTTAATTTAGGTATAAAAAGAAGAGCATGGACTGCATATGATTATGCGTATTGGTTACAATTTGGTATTGATTCAGAAACATTAATAAAATATAATGTAGTTCCTGTATCTTATATATTTATGAATGGTTTACCAATATTAGCAGAAAAATATGCATATGCATATATAGAATTTAAAGATGGTATTGAAACATATAAGATATATCAACCATTTAGCGAAAGTTATAAATGGTTAAGTAATCATAATGGTTCAGTATGGCAAGGATGGAGCCAGTTACCAGAAAAAGGTAAAAGACTTATTATTACTAAATCTTTAAAGGATGTAATGGCAATTAATTGTATTACAGGATTACCTACAGTATCTTTACAGTCTGAAACTACTATGCCTAAGACTAGCATTATTCAAGAATTAAGAGATAGATTTGAACAAATCTGGATTTTTTATGATAATGATTATGATAAAGAGGTAAATTGGGGGCATAAATTTGGAGCAGAAATAGCTGAGGAATTTTTTATTCCACAAATAGAGATTGATTCAATTTACAAGTCTAAAGATTTTAGTGATTTAGTTAAAAATAAGTCAGCTGCAACAGCTAGTGAAGTATTACGACAATTAATAACAGATTACGAAAAAGCACCATTTTAATAATAAGAATTATGAAACAAACAAAAATAAATAAAGAAACTTTTGATTTAGCTGTAGAAAAAGGATTTCCATTATATAAATCTATATTTCACAGACTATTTAAAATAGTATCAATACCATCTCAAACAAAAGTACATGATTGGCTTAGAGATGGATACGATATTCATGTAATGAAACAACAATTCCTTAGTACCAGATATAATAAAACTTCATATAGAGCTTTTGTTATTGTGGTCCCAGAAGGAAAAATTATTAAATCTAAAAAAGCAGATTCTTTTGAAGAAGCTTTTGAAGATGGTTTACAATTAGCATTTAATCTAATATAAAAAATAAAAAATATATGTTAATAGCAGTATATGGTTCTTTAAGAAAGGATTTAACAAATTATAATGCATATTTGAAGAACTCAAAATATGTAGGTACATATGAGACCAAACCAATCTACACATTAAAAAGTTTAGGTTATTTTCCTGGGCTTGAAAAAAATGGTACAACTTCTATTGTTATGGAAGTATATAGAGTAGATGAGGAAACTATGAGTTCTATTGATAGATTAGAAGGATATCAAGCAAATGGAGGTAGTAATCATTATGAAAAAGAAACCATAAAAACACCATTTGGAGATGCCTCTATTTATTTCTATGCAAAACCAGAAAGGATTAAAGAAGCACCAGTAGTATTATCAGGAGATTGGAAAGAGTATTTAAAAAATAAAAAAATGTATCATAATGCTTAAAAATTTTAGACCTAGTATCAGAAGTAGACACCCATCTCATGCGCCTTTAAGAGAAAGAGGCGCTTTTCCATTATTCCCATTTAGGTCTATAATTAGATTTGGGTCAACAACAGAATTACCAGATTCTGTAACTATGGGAGGAAACAGAGTTGAAATTAATACAGTTGAATCTATTAAAAACTCATCTAGCAAATTAAAAATGAAACTTTGCTTTGGTAATAACCAAGTTAAAACAGCAGATTGGTGTGTTGCAGATGAACAAAATAGTATTGATTCAGTATTAGGTAAGGTAGCAAATTTTGGATATCCTATTATTTCTAAAAGTTTTTTTGGAAGTAGAAACCAAGGTAATAAGAAACATGATACTGCTGAGGAATTGGCAGCTTGGTTAGTTGGGAAAGATTTAAGAAACTACTTATTTGAAAAGTACTATAATTATTCAAGAGAATATAGACTACATATTAGTAGAAACGGTTGTTTCTATACTTGTAGAAAAATGTTAAAAGAAGGTACGGAAGAGAAAGACAAATGGTATCGTAATGATGCACATTGTGTTTGGATTTTAGAAGAAAATGAATTATTCGATAAGCCATCTAATTGGGATGCAGTTGTTGCAGAATCTGTTAAAGCATTACAGGCTGTAGGTTTAGATGTTGGTGCAGTAGATTTAAGAATACAATCATCTATAGATAAAAAAGGAAATGTAAGACAAAACCCAGATTTTATTATTGTAGAAATTAATTCAGCACCATCTTTTGGTGATGTAACATTGGATAAATATAAAATAGAATTAACAAAATTATTAACACAGAAAAATGTCAGAGACTAAAAAACTAAAAGTAATTATAGGAGTAGAAAGAAAACTATCTCCAGATGAACTAGATTTCTTTTCATCAAGATTTGAAGTAGAGCAAGTAGAATTTGAATCTATATTAAAAAAACGTCCAGGAAAAAGAATAGATTTTTTATATTTTTCAGGAGGAGCAGATGTTAATCCAGCGCTTTATGGTCAAAAAAAGGGAAAATCAACTTTCATTGATGAAAAAAGAGATGAAATGTGTCAAGCAATATATAATTCTTACCCAGGAACACCAAAATTAGGAATTTGTAGAGGTTCTCAATTTTTAACAGTTATGGCTGGTGGAAAACTAATACAACACGTTGAAGGACATACTAGTTCACATAAAATTGATGTTCATTTTGAAGGAAATTCAAGACCTTCTACATTTGATATAACATCAACACATCATCAAATGATGTATCCATTTAATATGAATGCAGATAAATATGCATTAATTGGTTGGTCAACTATGCATAGAAGTATGGTTTACTTAGATGGGGATGATAATCAAATGAGTTTACCTGAAAAATTTGTAGAGCCAGAAATTATTTATTATAGACTACATCGTTCTTTAGCAATACAAGGACATCCTGAATATAATAATTGTAGTAAAGATACAAAAGACCTTTGTTTAGATTTAATCGAAACGTATTTATTAAATTAGGAAAAAAGTATTAAAGTAAAAATAACAAAAAGATGATTAATAATGTAACATTGGGGGCAGACCCTGAATTATTTTTAGAAAAAGACGGAGAAGTCGTTTCCGCAGAAGGATTAATTGGGGGAACTAAGGAAGAACCAAAAGCAATTAGTGATGAAGGACATTGTATTCAAGAAGACAATGTAATGATTGAATTCAATATTCCAGCATCAAAAACAGTTGTTGATTTTAGAAATAACATCAATTTTGTTAAAGATTATTTATCAGCATTAGCAAAAATACAAGGAGGAAAATTAAACTTTTCTGCATCTGCTGAGCTTGACCCTAAATATCTTCAAACAGACCAAGCTAAATTATTTGGTTGTGACCCCGATTATAGTGTACATTTAAAATCTCAAAATACCCCACCAGAGTCATCAGGCTCATTAAGAACCTGCGGTGGTCATATTCATATTGGATATGAAAATCCTACGCAGGAGGTAAGTGAGAAAATTATCTACGCTATGGATTTTGTATTAGGTCTTGAGTCTATTAATTTAGACCCAGATGATAGAAGAAGAGAAATGTATGGTAATGCTGGTTGTTTTAGATTTAAAACATATGGTGTTGAATACAGAACTTTATCTAACTTTTGGATTACAACAGATAAATTAATAGAATGGGCATTTAATAGCACATTAAAAGCAATTGAATTAGTTAATTCAGGTGTAATTGATTTGTTAATTAAAGATTATGCAAAAGCAGTTAAAATTGTTATTGATAATAATGACAAAGAAGCCGCAAAATTATTACTGAAAGTAGTAAATAAAATAATAGAAAAACAGTTAGTAACAATA